TAATCTTGACACAATAAATAGTTTCTTACGTTTCCTTGCTGACAAGGTGTTCACTGCAATTGAAAGTTTCGGCGGGGTATTTCTTGGAGCGTTTTTGGCGGCGTTACCTGAGATTGAAGTGATAGTGGGCATGTTGTTGCCAGTCATTGCTGGTTTAGGTGCAGTTATTGGAATGGCAAGTGCCGTTCCGGGTCTTGGCGGTACTGCCGCAATCGGTACAGCGATGGTGGCTACGAAAATGGGCCGAAAGGCTCTCGGGGTAGGTGCCGGTCGCACAATGGCCACGGGCGGAATAGCGAGAGCCGGAAGCGCCGCAGCCTATGGCAAGTTCGGATTGATGAGTACAGGGATGAGGGCGGCACCACAACTGGGCGCATTGGGGGCGGCTACCGGTAACAGCGTCGCCGGTACGATGGCGTTAGGGGCAGGAGTGATGGGTGCCGGTATCGGTGGTGCCTACATGATGAACAGAGCCGTGCAATCAGAGACGGCGACAGGTGGCGCATTGCAGGGTGCGGCAGGCGGAGCAATGATGGGGGGTGCTATCGGTTCTTTAATTCCGATTCCGGGTGTTGGAACAGCAGTCGGAGCAGCAGTCGGAGGAATTATTGGCGGAGCAGTTGGTTGGTGGAAAGGTAAGGAGAACCAAAAGAAACTGAAGGCACAGGGTGCCGAACTCGGTAAAGAAATGGTCGATAATCTCATTGATGGTTTTTCCAGTATGACCCCAGAAGAGATGCGGATTAAGAAAACAGAATTAGAGGCACTTGCAGGAAATGAGTCAGCATTAGATCAGTTGGCTAAAGACAGGAATGTTAGTCAAGAGACTCTTACTGCGTCTTTAAATGCCAATCTGTCACGTTTGACAGCAGCGATAAAAGCATCAGAGAATGCTTTTGCGAGTAACCAAACACGAGATGCAAACGCTTGGGGTTCGGATTACACGACCACCGGTTCAATGTCTAGTTACATGGAGAAACTCATGGCGGACGCCAGAGGGGAGACTCAAACTGCTCAAATTGCTGCTAATTTTGAGGCTGGGGCAAACTCCAAATCCGCTTTGGAAAGTTTTTTCCAGTTCGCTGAAAACGGTGGTGATGTCAGGTCGGGGCCGGGTGCCAAATTATTGGAGGCGGCGACCACCGAATTGGAACAAGAAGGCATTAACCGTGGTCATCGTGGAACGAACTTGGGTCGCTTTTTGAAGCGTGCCGGTAAGGGCATGGGGAACGCGGCTACGGCTGGTGGTTGGAATGTTCCGTCAGAAGCGATGGCTGTTCTTGAAGGCGATCTTCAACATATTGGTGGTGCTCCAGATAGAGAGTTTGCGACTTCTCCGTTGTGGAATTCCATCAGGGATATGGGCGAGATGGCGGGGATGAAAGATCTGCCGAAGATGTTAGAAACGGCTTATAACGCTAGTGATCCGGATGCGGCTATTGCGATGATTAGTGCTCAGGTTTACAGTGATGCTGCTGTACAGATTGTGGCTTTGAAGGATGCTGGAGCATTGGCTACCGCCGAATTGGAGTACTTGGCTGAACTGCTTGGCAGCGGGGGGCTGCCCACCGCTGAAGATGTTGAGAACGCAAGGAAAACTCGTGAGCAAGAACTGATTGTTACTAGTGGTGAAGCACGACGTGGCGTAACGAACAGTGGTATGGGTTGGCGACCGGGTGGTGTACCGGCGGTCGGCCCGCCCGGAACCTGATGAGGACTGAACTATGAGCGGAGTAATAAAGGTTTTTGTGGAAAGTTCTGATGGGACATTAGTTCCTCGCTCGCAGGCCAGAGTTGAGCGTGTAACTTTGAGGCAATTGCGTAGAGACGATGACATGACCGCCAATACTTTTACTACTGTTGGAACGGCAGCAGCGGTAGGCGGTAATGAACAGTTGGCTAAAGTTCAGTTTTCTTATGGGAATTTCCCTAAGACTATTTTAAGAAAAACTGAAGAGTCTGGTTTGCTTACTTTTGAATTTCCGTTTGGACCTAAAGAAGTTCAGTATTCGGATCATGCTTTGAAATATCAGGAGATTCGGCGTCCGGGTAGAAAGCCTCTTTTGAGGGCGCAGGCTCCTATGAACAGGTCGATCAAATTGAATGCAGTTATTGCGGATCGTGAAACTCATGGCTTGGCGTCTTGCGAAGATCAATTGCAAAAGTTGAAAGATATGGCAGAAGCCGATATGGATATTGAATTCAGACACGGCTATGTCACATTTCCAGCGAGATTGCGTATAACGTCTTTCAACATTTCTTCTCAAGAACGAACTCTTCAAGGCGCAATTTCTAGAGCGAGCATAGATTTAGCGTTTAAGGAAGTCGTTCCGTTGAATCTTGAAATTGTTCACCTTAAAGCAATTTTAGAAGAACCGAAACCAATAGCAACAATTCCTGATGAGGACGAAATAGAAAAACGCACCCCAGATGGTGCGATGGCGGCTCGCGGAGCGGATGCTTTTGAAGATGAAGAAAGTACTGGGACGTGGAAGATGGGGCAGTATCTTGAGGATCGTCCTACGCTTAACACGGCTGATGCCAATTTACTAAGATCACACTTGTGATGGGGTAATTATGGATTCTATTCCCGTACTCCAATTGGGTGATCTGAAGATTGCTGAAGTAGGCACTGAGCGAGAAGTCGAAATAACGGAAGCAATTGTAGATTTGAAGGTTTCGCTTTCTTCTCGGCAGCCAACTTCCATTATGTTCAAAGTTTACGATCATCATTTTCGTATGTTTAATTCGAATTATTTTCAGATTCGTCGTGAACTTTCGTATTTAGGACAATCCTATGAGATTGCTGCTGTGACGATGTCTCGTGCGCCGGGGCAAGCGGACACGGTTGATATTAGGGCTGGTTCTCGTGCTGTTCAAAGATTAGCCAGAGACAAAGGGGCGCAAACTTGGAACGGAATTACGGCTGCTGAATTCGCAAAATTGAAAGCAGAAGAGTTTGGTTTGCAGATGTTTATTCAGCAAAGCACGAAAGTAGATTCGATCACAAGAATCCAGTCTGAGGAACGAGACGAATCAACGTGGGATGTTTTGGGGCGTTTAGCGTCAGAACTTGAATACCAATTGTTTGAGGTTTACAACGTTTTGTATTTCACTTCTGAAGATTATTTATTGGAACGTCAACCTAGTATCACGGTCAATATCGGCAGCGGGGTACACGCTGCCAACGAGTCAGATCCGTGGTATCCGTATGCGTTTAGCGTTCAAAGCAATGATGATTCTTGGGCTGGTTCTGCTTTGAGTATGAAACTTCCACGCGGGAATGCTATGGGGCTACGACCCGGAATGGGTATTAGATTGTTGAGGGGTGGTTCGTTCAGCGGCACCACACCGGGTGCCGATCCTGATACATATGAAAACGTGGGGGCAACGCGTGTCCATATGATTACTGATGTGAAATGGGGTGAAGGAACCAGCGAACCGGTTTCGGTTAGTGCAAGAACTTTGACAGAAACGGACGATACGGTTGCAGATTCTTCTGTTGGTCGTGGTGTGATTCCTTTTGGTTCTCGAACGCTTCAAGAGGGTGATGTAGGAACTGATGTGAAGCGGTTGCAAATGGCTATTGGCTTGCCGGAGAGTGAACAAGACGGAATATTTGGGCAAATAACGAAGAATGCTGTCATGGTTTGGCAACGCAAGAATAAACTTGGTATTGCGACTACTAGCAAGGTGTCGGACGCTGATCCGGCTGACCGGCATTTCTTCGGAGAGTTAAGTGAAATCACGACTTATGATGTTGACGGCATAATTGATACAGATGATTGGGCCGTCTTGATAGTGGCGGGCCACACAATGAGGCGTCATGTGGAATGGGACAAAGTTGATATGACAGAGTTTGCTTCGTATTGGGCTGGAATCGAATCAGGGAACCGGGCGGTGGAGCGGTTTGGGGCGGTGGAGCCTAGTGATGGTTCAGGCACGTCACAGGCTACTGATGCGGATAGAAAGTTCTTTTTCTAATGGCCGGATATAGAACACCCAATAAACCTGCTTCGAAGCAGGGGGATATATCGGGTTTTTATCAAGGCGTAGTCACGGAAGTTGTGGCGACGGAAGTAGATCCTTACGAGATCAAGGTAGATGTTCCGCGTTTAGGGCATCAAGGCGCAGGACCGTACCCGTATGTTGGTCCGCCACCAGCGGTGGGTGATGATGTTTGGGTGAGTTTTAACGAGGGTCGTGAGAACGATCTAATTATCTTTAATGCTGGTCATCAAAACAATGATGATATGACGGAGGGTGTTTATCGGTTCGGTGGTGCGGCTGAGCAGTGGGGTGTGACGATGCACGTTGAACCTACTTCTTATGTGGGTTCTAGTCGTGCGTCGATGAGATTCGACAAGACGGGCTTTGGTGGCGGTGGTTCTACTATTGGGGTGAATGGAGAAACTTCAGGTGATCTCTTTGCCTATGATTTCAATACTGATCATTGGCTTCTTTACCATGGCGGTGCTTGGGGTTCCTATGCGACGGAACACACAAGTAATGCGAATTGGACTAACGCTTTCTTTGCGATTTACGGTGGAAATAAACATGGAACCCCCAGTGGGGAGTACATGCGGCGATTGTTCATTTATCCCAGTTACAGCGTCGATGGTACTGGTACGGAACGTCTTATTTTTGCATGGAAGGGCCAGAGCGGTGGAACTGACCCCAAAGACAATGGCTCTAGTTATTACTGGATGGATATAGGTCAGTTTGGATACTGGCTTGGAAACATTCATCCATATCCTGACGACAACAGAGATTTGGGTTGGTCAAGTTACAGGTGGGATGACATTTATGCTACCAACGGTACTATTCAGACATCTGATCAACAATTCAAAACCGATATTGCCGACTCCGCTCTGGGGTTAGAGTTCATCAAATCTCTACGGCCCGTGTCATTTAAATGGATAACTTCCAAGGGTGAACCCGGTGTTCGAACGCATCACGGATTGATCGGTCAAGAAGTCGAAACAGTCTTAGGTGGTTCAGCGGCGACTACAGCAATGTGGACTAACTCTCACATTGAGGCGCGTTCAGAGGAACCGGCGGGATTAGACGAAGAAGGAAACGAAATAACTCCTGCCATGCCAGCAGTTGAAGAACATTATCGCCAAGGAATCCGGTACAACGAACTGATCGCTCCTATCATTAAAGCGATTCAAGAATTAGAAGTTCGCATTGCGGCCTTGGAGAGTTGATAGACCTATACTTATAGATGGTTGAAGAGGGGAAATACATAGCCAACCCGGCCTGCACGGCCAAAGGTAAGAAATGTCTATCCCCACTAAACGAGGGGTCGATCTCTCGTTGCTTCATCCACGTTTTGTGAAAAGGTTAGAAGCCTTCTTTAATGATCCACGCATCATTGGACGAGTCCAAATAACTAGTGGATGCCGTACTTATGCGAAACAGAAATATTTTTATGATGGCTATAAGAGCCGTAAGGCAGGATTTAATTTAGCCGCTAATCCCGACAGACGATTTGGACCTAAAGCCTTAAATGGTATTGGGATTTGGCGTGGAAGTTGGCACATGGAACAGGACGACGGATTTTGCTACGCGGTCGATTTTGGTTTGTGTGGTAATGGCATTAAGAAGTGGGAAGTCAATAATATTGCTAAAGAATATGGGATGCATCCCACGGTTAGTGGAGAGTGGTGGCATCACCAACCTCGTGCTTCATCCGATTGGTTTGACGCTCCTGCTTTGATTGGAGTGGGGGTTAAAGAAGAAACGAAAGAACCAGTGGTGGATTGGGGAGCGTTGTTGAGATATCTCGCTGCTCTTACCGCTGAGATTAGAACGAATCCGATTCGGAGAAAAGAACGTTCAGATCGGGTAAAAGTTCTGCAACGGCGCTTAGGTGCTTTAGGTATTGATTGTGGAAAGATTGATGGAATCTTTGGTTGGGGAACCAAAAGGAAAGTTAGACAGTTTCAGCGGATCAATCGTTTGACTAGAGACGGGATTGTTGGTCCGGGTACTTGGGATGAAATGTGGGGAGATGAACCTCTCTCCTAGGTTTGTTTCGTTGTCACTGCTGTGAACAGGGTAAAATCCCCTAGAGTAACTGATGTTAAAGTAGGGATTATATGGATGTTCTATCTATTCCGTTGGGTTTCTCCGGAAACGGAGATTTCATAAAGGTGAGCGATACGTCGAATGAGTATAAGGCTGAACAGATAAAAGCCTTTGTATCGACTCATAAGGGGGAGCGTCCTCTGTTCCCGACTTTCGGTACGGACGATCCAACGTTTGGTGACTTTAATGGTTCTGAATTAATAGAAGAGTTTGCTCAGTTCTATGGAACTACTATTGTTGTTAGCAACATTGATGTCATAAAACGCCGTGGGGCGGTTGACTCTATTGAAGTTAATTTTAAGGGGTAAGTTATGGTTTCACCAGATTTTTCGACTTACGTCGATCTGACGCCTTACGACACGACTGTCGCCAACATCTTAGAAGAAGGTGTGACTCAGGCTCGTGCGCTTTTGCCACAGTGGACACCTCGTGTAGGCCAATTGGAAACAACTGTTTTAGAAGCAGTTGCCTACCAGACCGCGAATCTTTCTAATGCAGCGAATCGGCTGCCTGCTTCCACAGTGGAAACATTATTGAAACTAACTGGGATCACACGTTCGAATGGTGTGAAAGCAAAAGCAACAATAACTATAAATTTCACAGACACAACTGGTTACACAATTCCAAAAGAAACACCATTTGTTAGTTATGGCACAGATGGTGCTGCTTATGTCTATCTTCTAGACTTAGATGCGACTGTAGCCGCAGGTGCAAATCAACTAACTCTGCTGGGTGTGACGGCGCAATCAGTCGGTACCACATTCAATACTCCTTCTAATGGTGCGACCCTCCAAGTTCTTTCAACAATTCCATATATCAGTTCTACGGTATTCGATGCTAAACCTGCTGGTGGTTTAAACGCAGAGACTGATGCAGAATATTTCACTCGTGGAACTACTCTGTTGGCTAGTTATTCTTCTTCGTTAGCAACAGAAGAGCAGATCCGTACTTTCATTCTCACCAATTACACGGCAAGCGTGTACAGGGTAAAGGCTTACAACTTACGTCGGTATTCAGACAGAAATATTGTGACCTTTGGTGGAACATCAAATACTGGTGGAAAACATAAGGGTTACATACTGGTTTCAGTTGCTGGACAGAACGTTAATGCCGGTGAATTTGTTAACGATGCAATAGTTACGGCGTCGGATCTCTCCACGATCAAAACGGCAATTTCAGGAAAGACTGGAACGGGCGTCACGTTAGAGGTAGCCAATGCGGAATTGATTGGAATCGGTGTGACTTTAGAGGCATATAAAAAGACCTCTGCTGCCGCAGGAACAGTTCAGACTGCTATTCAAACGGCGTTAACTACTTATTTAGATCCGGATGTATGGGATTGGGGGGAAGTGGTTAGAGCAAATGAAATAATCAGTTTGATCGATGGGGTCGCAGGCGTTGACTATTTGAAGTCTGTTACTTTGTCGCTCCCCGATGAGGAAGTTGTTTGTGCTACTACGGCAGATCTTGGAACGGTTGTTTATGCTGCTGGAGCGGATACTGCCAAACCGGGTGTGGGAGCGACTTTAACTAACGGTGGGAGTCAGGCGGCTTTCACTGTCGATGGACAAAGCCCGACCGTGGGGCAGCGAGTTCTTCTTAAGAATCAGTCCGCTGGTTTACAAAACGGTATCTACACGGTTACTACTGTTGGCGATGGTTCGACAAATTGGATACTGACTCGTGCGATAGATGCTGATACCACGAATGAGATGTGTATTAATAAGTTCATCTTCTGTACCGCAGGATCAACGAATGGTACTAAAGGTTTTACTTGTGATTCGGCAGGAACTCTGGGGACAACGGTAATGACGTTTGCTCAAACTGGAATTTCTAAAAGAGCAGAAGTGATGGGTAGCAATTCGACTTTGGGTGATGGTGCTTTAACTGGTGATATTCGATTTGCACACTTGGGAGTACTCACTTATCCAAGTACGTTTAGCGTTACGGTAAGTTAAATGCCGGATACGATTATATCTAAGAATCTACTTAAAATAGACGGTAGCATTTTTAATGCTATTAAATACAGTGCCACTAACGCGACCATCAAGCAAATGTCTGATATTGGAGCGCAAGCCCTTTCGTTGTATAGCAGTGTCCAAACGGATGGTTTTCTGATTT